AGACACACGCTGGGGTATTTTTGAATGGAACCAGAGCACAGGTGCATTTACTAACAAAGTGCCAACAGTAATTACAAGCACAACAGATTTAGACACTGGAGTTCCTAAGACTTCGATCGGTGCTATAGGTGATTATGCACTAGTTGCTACAAACACTAGTAATCCTGTGTACTACAAAAATCGTAGTAATGCTTGGGTACTAGTAGGAAGCAGTACATGGATGATTGCACATCCAACAATTGCTGGTACAGTAGCAAACGGCACTCTTGTAAATGGTAACACAATTACTATTAATACAGCCACAGTTACACTAAGTGGAACAACTGTAGCATCTCTTGCAACTAGTATTAACAACGCAAGTATTGATGGTGTTACTGCAGCCGCAGTTGACGGAAAGATTGAAATTTATGCAACAAACCTTGCAGAATCAAACGGAAGTGTTGCAGATGGAAAAATTATTCTTGCAAATGCAAGTGGAACAATCCTATCTGTAACTGGACTAACAGCAGGCACATATGCAAGACCACTTATTGCACAGGATCCACATTACACAGTTCCAGCATGGAAGTCAACAGATACAACACCTCGTCCAGCAGGAAGTGTATGGGTTAAGACAACAAGCAGTAATCTAGGATTTTTAGCAGACGTTAGTACATACAGTAGTAGCACTGCATCGTTTACGTCGAGTAGTGCTCCGTCATATACAAATGACCAAACTGCACTAAAGAATCTTGATACAACAGGCGGCAAAGAAATTACAGCAGGTAGTTTTTATATACAGTATGATGTAACTGAAAATGATACAGTAACTTATAAGTTGTTCAAGCGTTACAGCGCAGGTGCATTAAGTGTAACTGGATTGATTAATACAGCAACACCTATGACATCGTCAGAGACTTTCACTATTAGTGCAAGTGTAGCAAACAGCACAGCATTAAGCAGTCCAGTAACAGTTGTACTAGGCGGCACAGGCATTGCAGATATGGCAAGTGGCATCAACGGCGCAGGCGTTGCAAACGTAAGTGCAAGTGTTAACTCAGGCGGTTACTTGGTAGTTACACATGCACTAGGTGGTGTAATTGTAATGAAAGACACAAGCGGTACTCCACTAGTGGACGCAGGTCTTACAACATCGGTTACTACTAAGCAGATTCGTGCAGGTAACAGTAGTGACATTATCCTAAGTAACTGGATTGCAGACACATACACTGCATCAACAAGCGCACCAAGTGCAAATCCAACAGACAACACATACTGGTATGCAGGCGGCTTTGAAGCAGACATTATGGTCCACAATGGTACAACATGGCAGGGTTATCAGAACATAACTGATACTCGTGGCTTTGCACTGGCAGATACAGATCCAGCTGGTGTTATCTTTAGTACTACAGCACCAACTGTACAAAGTGACGACACTGCACTAGTTAACGGTGATCTATGGATTGATACAAGTGATCTTGAGAACTATCCTGCACTTTACAGACGCCAAACTGTAAGTGGTGAAGCACAGTGGGTTGCAATTGATAAAACAGACAACACAACTGAAAATGGTATTATTTTCGGTGATGCACGTTTTATGGGCGATACAACAACAGACGTTGTAACTGGCACAATTCCCACAATTGCAAGTCTACTAACAAGTGATGTATTAGATATTGACAGACCTGATCCATTAATTTATCCACGTGGTATGTTATTGTTTAACACAAGACGTAGTACATATGGTGTAAAACAGTTTAAGAGTGATTACTTTTCACGCACTAACTTTAGTGACACAAGTACATATCCAACGCTTCCTACAGAGAAGGATGCATGGGTAACACAGAGTGGTAAAACATTTGGACGTAAAGCAGTTCGTGATATTGTCAAAGGTGCAATGAAATCTGCACTTGATGCAAGCACAGAGCTTCGTGAAGATGCAAGAATCTTTAACACTATTGCAGCACCGGGTTATCCAGAGCTAATCAGCAACATGGTAAGCCTTAATAATGACAGACGCCAAACAGCGTTTGTAGTAGGTGACAGTCCAATGAGACTAGCAGCAACAAGTACTGCTATTGAGAATTGGGCAACAAACACAGCGAATGTATCAGACAATGGCGAAGATGGACTAGTGACTAGCGATGCTTACTTGAGTGTGTTCTATCCAAGTGCAACAACAAATGACCTAAGTGGCAACACAATCGTTGTCCCAGCAAGTCACATGATGCTACGCACAATTGCAAGAAGTGACGATATAAGTTTCCCTTGGTTTGCACCAGCAGGTACAAGACGTGGACTAGTAGACAACGTTGCAAGTATTGGTTTTATTAATAGTGCAACAGGTGCATTTGTTAACGATAATGTTCGTGAGAGTGTTAGAGATACACTGTACACAAACAGAGTAAATCCAATTGCATTCTTTAACGCTAGTGGCATTCTAAACTATGGTAACAAGACTCGTGCAGGAAGCACTAGTGCGCTAGATCGCATTAATGTTGCAAGACTTGTTGGTTATCTAAGACGTCAACTACAAACAATTGCAACAGGGTTTGTATTTGAACCAAACGATAAGATTACTAGAGACGAGCTAAAGCAGCAAGTTGAACAGACACTTAACGATTTGGTTGCAAAGCGCGGTGTATACGATTACTTGGTAGTTTGTGATGAAACAAACAACACAGCAGGTAGAATTGATCGCAACGAACTATATGTTGATGTTGCTATTGAACCTGTAAAGTCAGCGGAATTCATCTTTATTCCAATTAGACTTAAGAACACAGGTGAGATTGCAAGCGGAAACGTAGCGGCAGCAAGCACTGTTTAATAAAAACTAACAAATATGAGGGGTAAAAATACCCCTCATTTTTTATGACTGGAATTAGATAAATACTTTTATAATTAATTAGGAGCGAAACAAAATGTCAGTTTCATCATTAACAAAGTTTACAGTACCTATTGACGGTGATCAGAGTGCAGCAAGCCAAGGCTTGCTTATGCCAAAACTTAAATACCGCTTCCGTGCGTCATTTGAGAACTTTGGTGTTAGCAGTCCTCGTACAGAAATGACTAAACAGGTCATCGACCTTACACGACCAGCAGTTACCTTTGAGGAAATGCCAATTGATATTTACAACAGTAAAGTATACTTGATTGGTAAGCATGCTTGGGATCCTGTTACAGTCAATCTACGTGACGATGTAAACGGAGGTGTTACAAAGTTGGTAGGAGAGCAGCTTCAGAAGCAGTTTGATTTCATGGAACAGAGCAGTGCAAGTTCAGGCATTGACTATAAGTTTATTACACGTTTTGAAATTTTAGATGGCGGCAACGGAGCAAACACACCAAGTGTACTTGAGACCTGGGAACTATATGGTTGCTTTGTACAGAATGTCAACTACGGTGATCTAAACTATGCAAGTCAAGAAGCAGCAACAGTTGCAATGACTATCAGATTTGATAATGCAGTTCAAGCACCACTAGGTGACGGCGTTGGAGCAGCGGTAGCGAGAACAACAGGCATTACTGTTACTGGCTAATAGGAGTATTCCATGGCTAGTGTAAATGATTCACTATCACCTTTAACAACAGGCGAAACAATGCGCGACTACAAACATGCGTCGCGCACTTTTGTTGACAATAACTTTGAGTTACAGCCTCGATACAGTAATCTTTTTCATGTTGTGTTTGAGTTTACAGCAGAAGCAGCAACACTTTTTAACACAGTTGACCAATTGGAAATTCCAATTTTAGTCAAAAGTGTTGACTTGCCTACCTATACTGTAGATGTACAAACACACAATCAATACAATAGAAAAGTACAAAGTCATCATAGCATGAGCTATAATCCAATTGCTGTACGTTTTCACGATGATGCAAAAGAACTTATTCGTAATATGTGGCACAAGTATTATATCTATTATAATGCAGATCCAACATATAGTCTAACCGGCAATAGTTATACCGCATATGACAAGTATAGTAATCGTGTGCAGCAACAGTGGGGATTGCAGCGAGGAAACAAACGTTTCTTTAAGAACATTAAAATCTACAGCATGCATAATCACAAGTTTGCAGAGTATACACTAATCAATCCTATTATTACTGCATTTAACCATGACAGTCATGCTTATTCAAATGGCGGACTTATGGAAAACACAATGCAACTTGCATACGAAACTGTGAAATATGCGACTGGATTTGTTAACGATGTTACACCACGTGGATTTACTGATATACACTATGATGTAGAAACTAGCGATTTGTCAAATACAAACACAGGTACCGAAGCATTTATTAATGGACAAACTGTGAGTGTAGCAGGGCAAGAAGCAAAAGATTTGTTTCAAGGTAATGTAATTGGTGTTATCAAAGATGCTGAAATAGTATACAATGAAACAAGGCTTAACACAGGAAATGTACTTACAGATACACTATCAATTTTTGCAAATAATTTATTATCAGGCAAGAAATCAACAAGCAACATTTTGGTACCAGTTACTGGATTGGTTGAAAATGTCGCTAGTAAATATGTTGGCAGTATTACAGATGGCATAGTTAAAAGTATATCAGGAGCCGATATTGGAGTTATATCTAGTCAAGGCAAAAGCATACAAACTAATAATAATACTGCAGCAACAAACACTAATCTAAATGTAGGATATGGAAAAAAGATTCCTAATACTAATGGAACAGTAAGCCATCCAAATAATATCAGTGATGCTTTAACAACTTTTAGAAATTTAGTAGGCAGTAAAAAGTAGAAAAATATGTCGCAAAAAACAAATTTACCAATCGTTAATCCAGCAGATAACTTTGATCAGCGTGTTCAGGACTACTTCACTAACTATTTCACTTCGCCTATTAGCATGACTGATATGGAGTACGAAGCAGCAAAAAGTTTTTTTGTATCTCGTACTAATAACGAAGATGCTGCCGCAGCACTTACTGCCGCAGTTATACAAGCAGCAAATGAGCTCAATATACACATTGTGGATATTATTAAAGAATTTGAACAATCGGGCGATCTTAAAAGTTCTATCCCTACGTTTTTAAATCTAAGCAGAAGAACCACAAGCCTACTTGGGTATACAGCAAATATTACTCCAAATGAGAACATAGCACGCCAAGTGGAGGCGTAAATGTTTAGTCGTAACAAATATGCTAACGGCATATACACCATTACAAATGCAGAAAAGTATAGTGGCAATAAAGAGCCTCGCTATCGCAGTGGATGGGAACATGCTTTTATGCGTTTTTGTGACAACAATCCAAGTGTAATAAGTTGGGCAAGTGAAGCAATACAAATACCTTATCGTAATCCACTTACAGGCAAAGGCACAGTTTATGTACCAGATTTTGTTGTGGTATATCAGGACAAACGTGGCAACAAGCATGCTGAACTTATTGAGATCAAACCCAAAGCACAAACAATGCTAACAGAAAAGACTCGCGAGAAAGAGAAACTTGCTATTGCAATTAATCACGCAAAGTGGGAAGCAGCAGCAAAGTGGGCAAAGCACAAAGGCTTGCGCTTTAGAGTAGTTACAGAAGACGATATTTTTCACAACGGTAAACGCTAAGGATAACTATTAGTATGACAAAAAAACTTGAAGAATTATTTGATGTAGCACCTGCAGATGAATTAAACATCACAGCAGAAGAAAATAGCACAGTTGTAGAGGCTGTGACTGCTAAAGACTTGCCGCAAATACAAACAGCACTTACTAATGTAGATAAGATTGATGCTGCATTACCAAGTGTAAGCGAACTTGGTACCAGCGATAAAGAAATGGATGACATTGCTGTATTAGCACAGGATACATTCAAAGACCTAATGGATTTAGGCATGAATGTAGAAGCACGTTTTAGCGGTGAGATTTTCAGCAATGCTGCTCGTATGCTGGACACAGCATTAAGTGCGAAAAATGCAAAGATCAACAAAAAATTACGCATGGTTGATTTACAACTAAAAAAAGCAACATTAGATGCTAGACTTGCTAAAGAAGCAAAAGCCAATGGTGAAGAAGTTGAAGATGGTGAAGGACAAGCAGTTGATCGTAACCAACTTCTAATGGAAATACTAGGCAGGAACTCTGAACAAAAGTAATAAATACACTAGTATATAAGGAACACTGTAATGAAAAGTTTAAAGAGTTATCTCGTTGAAAGCGAACAAACATACAAGTTTCGTATTAAAATGGCTGAAAAATGCGATGACGAAACAATGAACGCACTGGAATCTGCACTTGAAAAGTACGAAGTTGCAAGTATCAGCAAGCCAAAGAAAACTCCAATTCAAGAACATCCCATGGATTTTCAAACACTGCAAAATGCAGAAGTTTTTATTATGGATACAGAACTAAAATATCCTGTAACTGCACATCAACTATATGAATACATTAGTCAAACAGTTGGCGTTCCAGCAAGTCACTTAGTGGTTATTAACAGTGATCATCCTGAAGAAATTGCTCGCGAAGAAGCACTAAAAGAAGAAGGCGATGAGTATACTGCAAAGTTAGACACTGACTACAAAGATTCGAACAATGCTAAAGACAACTTCGGTGATGAATATAATGAGAACATGCTTAAGAGTTTGGAAACACGCAAATACGAGTTTGACAAAAAGGGCGACTGATGACAGACTTAATTTTTGAATCACAACAAGAACTAGATGAGCGTGTAACTTATAGTACACTAGCAAAACTAAGTGGCATTGCAGATCCTAATAAAATCTATCCTGGTCAAAAGATTACACTTCCAGGCGGCGGCAGTTACACAGTAAAAAGTGGTGATACACTAAGTGGTATTGCACAAAATTACAGACTTGCTAACGTTGCAAAACCTAAACTAGATGATCCTACAACTAAGATTCCGCAAATACCTGCTAAACCTAAACTAGATGATCCTACAACTAAGATTCCGCAAATACCTGCTAAACCTAAACTAGATGATCCAACAACTAAACTACCACAGATTACAAAGCCTGAGCTGGGAGATGAGCCAGGCGACTTTGAAATTGCACGGAATAAAGATGCAGGCGATGACACAGATGACCGTTTAAACAAGTATGCATTTTTACGCGGCAAAGATTATAAACTAGATCCTAGTAGTGTAAAACAACCGCCTGAGAAAGCACCTAGCAAAAGTTTGTATAAACAATTTGGAGACTTTGTAAAAAATACTAAAATGTATGATATTGTAACAACTAATCCAGAACCAAAGATTACAAAAACAAAAGGAGACTAGCAATGGATATTGCATCACTAAGAGCGAAACTAGATAATATCGCAGAGGAACTAGCGCAGCTACCTGAGCAAGAATCTGTTGAGATTGAAGAAGAAGAAATTGAAGAAGCACACCACATGATGCCAAAAACACTACAGTGTGAAAAGTGTGGTGACATGTTAGGCTGTCCAACTACAGATTGTGAATGTGACAGTATGGATCCAAAAGGTGACAACTGGATTATGGTTGATGTTGACAATGATGGCGACATGGACATGGCACTTGCTAACGAAGAAGATCACCATGAAAAAGATGAGGACGGAAACGTTATTCCTCACGATGAGATTGAAGAAGAGAGCTATAACGTTGCTATGGCTAAACTAAAGAAAAAAGAAAAGGCTGCTGGTGTATCTGATGATTTTTATGGTAAAGCAGATCAGGACTATGATGCACTGATAAAAGCATATGATTCTAAAAGTGAGCGCGAACAACTGGGTATGATGGATCCGGATAAACTAGATGATCCAACAACTAAGATACCTCAGACTCCTAAGAAAAAAATGGCTAAGTTAGACGATCCAACAACTAAATTACCACAAGTTGCTGAAGAAGAAGCAGTTGAAGAAGCAACTGTAGAAATTCCTGTTCAAGAACTTGCTGACATTATGCAACTTGCAGGCTATGCTAACTATGCAGAACGTATTGAAGAGTATGCCAATGAGCCAGATGAACAGTACATGGATGCAGAGGAGCAACTTGTTGGTCTAAGCGGTGGACTAAATGGTCCTAAGAGTATGCATACTCCTGCAGCAGGCGGCGACAATCCAATGGATAAGGAAGCACTTAAAACTGTAGAAGAAAATCTTTACAAAAGTTACAAAGACTTTTTAGAAGAAGCAGAGCTTACTGAAAAAGAATAAATCTTAAACATACAAAGAAAAGCGGCTATATACATGTAGTCGCTTTTTTTACGGAAAAAATATGTATAATACACTGTACACTTTTGGTTGTAGTTTTACTATGTATAAATGGCCCACGTGGGCTGATTATCTACATGTAGGCGGATTGGCAAAGCATTATGAAAACTGGGGACTGCCAGGAGGCAGTAATGATTTTATATTTCATAGCGTAGTAGAATGTTTGGATAACATTAAAGAAACTGACGTTGTTTGCATAATGTGGAGTCAACCGCATCGCATAAGTGACTATAATGACGCACAGGGTTGGGATATGCCAGGCAATGCTTACTTGTATCAGCCCAAGGAACGTGTAAAGTATTTGCATGAAGATAAAATAGCATTAGAAAATCAAAGTTTTTTTAAGGGTGTAGCAGAAATGCTCGCTAGTAAAGGTTGTAATTTCATGTTTACAAGCATGGAAAGAATAACAATAAAATATGAGGATGTATTTAAAACACAACAATATTTTAAGCCTAGTATGGCAGAGTTTTTAGGATATACAGGTGCCAATGAAACTACATGGCGTGAAACATTGCCTGGTGATAAACATCCTAGTCCTAGGGAACATGCAGGATTTGCAAAAACAATGTTTACACTAGACAATATAGAGATAGATAATTTATGCACAGACGCAGAGCAGCATATATTTGAAGATCAGCAACCCTGGCGTAGACATTACATTTACATGCCAGAAAAAACACCCTATAGGTTGCCAAGAGTCTCAGGCAAGTATACTACAGGAAACGGAGCACTAGGTAATGTGGCCCAGTTACGAACTAAGTCCTAGTAACATACACTGGGATAAAAATACACCGCAAGGTAGATTCCTTAAACTCCTAGTCAATAAAATAGGACAAGTACCGGACGTATGGTATTGTGATACCATGGACATGCCTCACTTGCATCATTTAAAAAAGTATTTTTCAGGCACTCTAATCATTTACTGTTGGTGGGATCCAGCAAGAGATTTGCTTGTACAACATCTAGACGATATGGACTTGCATGTCATACTAATAACATCTGACGTAGACTATGCAGGTGTACACGCTAAACAAACTGTAATACCATGGCAATATCAATATGGGTTTCATATGGATCTTATACAACCCAGTCGACCTGCTAAATTTACCACAGGTAATCGTTTTTTATGTATGATGCGTAATCACAAAAGTGAGCGCATACAATTTCTGCAACATCTGTGGAGTAACGGGTTGCTTGATAACCACATAAGTTATTTAGGACAAGTTAACACAGAGGATAATGGTAGAGAGGCAAGAACTATTGACAGTATACTACGTCCACAATATTTTATTGATAGTGAGTTTACGCAGTGTCTTGAACCCAAGTTTGAGCAATGGTGCGCACAAAACTTGCCTCTTGTTTTACCCAACGATAATACACAAAATGAAGAACGTAACACAGATTTTTACACAGTGGGTAATATAGATTGGTATGACCAAACAGATTACAGTGTTGTTTTAGAAACTTACTGGGCCAAGACACAATTTTTAACAGAAAAAAGTTTTAAACCTATTATTGCACAGCATCCATTTATTAACATGGGTAACAACACAGCACAATTACTTGCTCGACTGGGATTTGATATATTTGAGGACCTGGTCAACTACACTGCAACAAGCACACTGGATCGTATAGATCAATTTCAATCAGTAACATTTGATATAGATCCGCGCAGGCTTGCTAATAATTTAATTAATATGCATGAACTTAGGCAATCCGCGATAGAGGAACAGCATCATCTAGTTGCCCGTTTGGAAGATAGTCTAGCCAACTGACATGCTTTACTTGAAATGGTAAACGGCTCCTAAGAGCCGCCATGTGGTAGTATGTTGGAGTCTTGGGCTCATGCCGGGGGTTCCAGAGTTTACTGCCTTTAGCAACATTACATGGTTTACAACTAATAACACAATTTTCCCAAGTACTTTTTCCACCTTTACTACGAGGTATAACATGGTCAATAGTCAAGTCTGGAAAATTATGTTGTTGTCCACAATACCCGCAGCGATATTCATCTCGTATTGCAAGATTGTGTCTATTGAAACATACATTATGATCAATCTTTTGAAACTTTTTAATCATTACTGTGGCAGGTACTTGCATTGTAGTTGTTGGACTGCTTATGCGCCAGTCATCATACCATTCTAGCACAGTGACTTTGTCTAAGAAAAACAACTTGACTGCACGTTGCCAATTAATAGTACTGACAGGAAAACTACTTATAGGTTGTCCGCTAGTGTTTAATAACAGTGTATCACTCATTGTAAAAGTATTTATTTGCTCCGATAAATATATATATGATAAAACGGTTTGACAGAGACAAGTTAGTCTCAATTCAGGTTTATTATCACATGCCAGATCATGTACATTTGATTAACGAGTTTGTCTGGCAAACTGAAGATATTGTACCTGAATTCCCCCGTAGTGTCAAGTTTATTCGTTTCTGGCATAAAAACATAGACGCAGTAATACAAGAAGCATATCTGTATCATACAAATTATTGGGGAGGTACAGACTATATAGATTTACGAGGCGTATACGAAGTATAATGGCTAAAACACTAGACGGTGTGCTTATAAAAAAGCCACATCAAAAAGAAAATTTCACTAAAGAAGAATTTACAGAGTTTGCAAAATGTGCAGACCCTATTAATGGTGCTCAGCACTTTATGAACAATTACTTTAACATCCAACACCCTACCAAAGGGCGTATGGTGTATCAAGCATTTGAGTATCAAACAAAACTGCTAGACATATATCATAACTATCGCTTTAACATTAACATGCTACCTAGACAAACAGGCAAATCAACAACTGCAGCAGGATACTTGCTGTGGTATGCAATGTTTGTACCTGACAGTGTAATCCTTATTGCAGCACACAAGTATGCTGGTGCGCAAGAGATTATGCAGCGTATTCGCTATGCTTATGAACTATGTCCTAATCACATTCGTGCAGGTGTTACTAGTTACAACAAAGGCAGTATTGACTTTGATAACGGTAGTCGTATTGTAGCACAAGCAACAACGGACAACACTGGACGAGGTATGAGTATTACACTACTATACTGTGATGAGTTTGCATTTGTACGTCCAAGTATTGCCCGTGAGTTCTGGACCAGTATTTCACCTACACTGGCAACAGGTGGTAAGGCTATTATTACAAGCACACCTAACAGTGACGAAGATCAGTTTGCAACTATTTGGCGTGACGGCAATAAACAGTTTGATGCAGAAGGTAACGAAACAGACATAGGCATTAACGGATTTAAAACGTTTCAAAGTTATTGGTGGGAACATCCGGACAGAGATGAAACTTGGAAAGCAGAAGAGCTAGGACGAATTGGAGAAGAACGTTTTAGACGTGAACATGACTGTGAATTTATTATCTATGATGAAACACTTATAGACAGTATGATACTTACTAACATGCGCGGAGAAGATCCTGCATTTAGGCATGGTAGTGTGCGTTGGTATAAAGAACCAAGACAAGGAATGGCATATTTAGTAGGTCTAGATCCTAGTTTAGGCACAGGCGGTGATCCTGCCGCTATACAGATATTTGAAGTTCCTAGCATGGAACAAATAGGCGAATGGAGCCACAATAAAACTCCTATTCCGCAGCAAATCCGTATACTTGTAGAAATAAACAAGTACTTGGTAGACAAATGCGGTGATAACAACAGTGTGTATTACAGTGTCGAAAACAATACTATAGGTGAAGCGGCACTACAAAGCATTAGTGAGATAGGTGAAGAAAATATCCCTGGATACTTTTTAAGTGAACCTCGAGGACACGGCAACAGCAAAGTGTTTAGACGAGGTTTCAATACTACACATCGTAGTAAATTAGCAGTGTGCGCCAAGTTTAAAACACTGGTAGAAACTGAAAAAGTAAAGATTAAAAGTAAAATGCTTATTAGTGAACTTAAAAGTTTCATTGCTAGTGGAAATAGTTACGCAGCAAAAGTAGGTGATACTGATGACCTTGTAATGAGTACAATGCTTATAATGCGCATGGCACAAACACTGAAAAGTTACAATCCAGAGCTTGAAAATCATATCCGAGATAATGATGATTATGATCAAGCACCAATGCCATTCATAATGGTTTAATCTGTATTAAGCATAAATACACACATGAGAAGCGTAGAAAACATATCACAAGAACTTTTTGACAAGATTCGTAGTCGTGTAAGTAGCATCAAGTTGGGGAACGAAGATGGTGCTGTAACTACAGATCCATCACAAGCAAGGTTCTTTGAATTTAATTTTAAGCACAGAGATTTGCCAGTTGGTGCAGTCACTATTAGCCTAAACGAAGAAGGTAAACTACAAGTATATTTTCCTAATAGTATGGTTGAAGAAGCAGATAGTAGCACAGCAGATGCTTGGTATGGATTTTTGAAAGAACTTAGCAGATTTAGTGCAAGAAATATGTTAAACTATGAATCTCATAATGTAACAAAAGAGAGACTTGATAAAAAGGATTATCAGTTTTTAACACAACGTAACCAGGACGAAGTGATGGAAAACAGACTACACGGGACAAGCCAAAAAAGTTTCCTAGAAACAGGAACAGCAAAACTTATCATTAAACATAAAGGCACAGTAGATGAAACAAAGATGGGTGCAAGAAGTCGCAACATCAGTGCTATCTACATTGAGAATAGTGAAGGCGAACGATTTAAGTTTGCTAACAACTATCTCCCTGGTGCAAGAGCAATGGCAAGACATGTGTCAAATGAAGGACACACCCGTGATGATCGCGGCTTACACATTGTTGAGATTATGAAAGAAATGACAGATCTTAAAACGTTTGTGCGTAGTGTAAAGCGTGAAGAGTATGTCAATGAGGATGCGCAGGAAGTTATTGATGCTGCAACTGATAGATACTATGGCTTAAAAGATACACTAAAATCAATTAGCAGTGCTAAAGGCTATGGCGATTACTTTGAAAACTGGGTACCTGGCGCAGTTGAAGTAGACGAAAATGATATTGAAGACCTAAAACAAAAACTTACTCGTGAAGTATATGATGATAGACTCACAGATAGTTTAGCAAGTGTGAGACGAGCAATGGATTATAAAGCAAACATGGAAGCAAAAGGCGATGACGAAGAAGATATGGATGCGCCAATTAAACCTTACTTTGACAGATCAGTTGATCCACAAGAGCCTAAGAACTTAGATGCAAAAGCAGATGCTAATACTGCTAAAGGTGCTGAATCATTGGCAGACATTGCAGACAATGATGATGACATTGAAGTCTATAATAACGAAGCAGACATTGCTGAACTTAAAAATTATATGCAGTTCATGA